AAATCATCTGTTTTGTACATAGCATTTAGTTCGGCTATATTACGACAGTGTTTGGCAAGCCATACATATTGGTTTGCTAACACTTCTGTCCGGTCTGTACTTTGTTGCTTTACTGGACAAATAAGACTTTGATTCACGAGTGAAAGTATATGTTGTTGGATAGATGGATTTGACATAGCATCTGCTGGTATTAAATCTAACAACGGTTCAAACAATGTGAAATTGTAGTCTGGGCATAGCAACAGACGATCGGTTCTATCTAAAAATACGGCATTGTTGTCTATAATCATTAACTGATTTTCTAAAATATAAGCCTGTTCCTGACGCGAATAAGGTTTTGTTCCTTTTACAGTAATCGCCCTCATAATACGAGGCATAATCTTATGTAGCGATTTGCGATAATTGCCTGCTCCATCTACTACACAGTCCGGTCGTGTAAAAAGGGGTCGGTTGAACTTGATATTGTGTTGTTTTTCAATCCATGAAATTTCCTGATGAGCCCAGTCTTTATGACTTGCCGTATATACAAAGAAATGGACGTTGTTATATATTTTTTTCATGGCATGAACAAAGCTTGCTACGCCTGGACGAACAAGACTTTGATCCGGACTATACGCCCGTGAACAAGTTGAAATAGACGGCACTCTGTAGCCCATTTTTTTCAATATTGTAAGAAGACTGTACTGTTGTGTCTGATAGGAACAATTGCCTATTAGTGTCCCGTCAATATCAATGACAAATACATAGGGAAGGTCTATACCCATACTCTATAGTAAGGGTACGATTTTCTATGCGGCAATCGGTAAGGAAGACGCCGGAGCTACACATTTCACACGGATCTCGCGTAGTTCTTTGGATAATTTGTCATAGGTTGAGGTAAGCTTATATAGAAGCGCTATAAGTAAAATGATTACGATAACTGCGACAAGGTTCATAGGTTCTACGGTATATATCTGTATTTAAGAGAGATGATATATATTCAAGCGTACGGTAAAATATTTTCTCTATCTCTATTTGAGTCACTTATCCCTCTCCCCAAAAACAGCGGGGGGGGAGAGGAGAAGGGAGGGAGACTCATAAAAGGTGGTTTGACCGGTAAATTATAGGTACCTATTTTGCGATTAAATTGAGAATTTTAATTGATAATTTAGTATCTAAAATTAATTTAAATTACACAAAACAATGAAAAAATTACATTGTTTTATGCTTAAAGTAAAAAGCTTGAGATTTACATTCAACAGCATTGAAAAAAAACGCCTTTTTATTTCCATAATTTTAAAAAATTTCAAAAACTTTCAAAAACTTTCATAAAATGTTGAAATTTTTCAATGCTGTTGAATGTAAATTCCGGCTTTTCATTTTTAAACATAAAAACGACATAATTTTACATAAAGCAATGTAAAACTCATTTTTATTTCAATTTAATCGCAAATTACCGATTAATTATCATTAAATTAGCTATATAGGCTATATTAGGGCATTTCAGACATCTTGCCTTTAGAGGGTTTGTACTGTTAGAGGGTATTTTTATCAATTTATTCGGTAAATGTTCAATTAAATCTTTTTTATACCTAAAATGTCAAATTTTAACAATAATAATGATATTTATATATTCATACTATAATTTTTTACAATAAATTTTTTATAATATAAATGTAATATTTCTATATTTTTAGAAATAAGAGGGTAAATCAACATTTTTTAATCGGTACTTTATAATTAAAATGGAAAAACCTTGGTGGTAACTCAACTTTGTAAACTTTGTAATTGTTTATAGGAGTCTAATTTAACTCATTTTATTCGGTAAATGTTCAATTAAATCTTTTTTATACCTAAAATGTTAATATTTTAACAATAATAATGATATTTATATATTCATATTATAATTTATTATAATAATTGTTTTATAATATAAATGTAATAATTCATTATTTTTAGTAATAAGAGGGTAAATCACTCTATTTTAATTGATAATTTACTATTAAATAAAAAAACCTTGGTGGTAACTCAACTTTGTAAACTTTGTAATTGTATATACGAGGCTACTTTAAATCTAATTTAATAGTAAATTACCGATTAAAAATGAAAAGGAGGGCCTATATGCCTATTTTTACATTTTTATCATTCATAATGTAATAATGCATCATTTTTAGAAACAATCAATAATGCTGTAGAACTATTTAAAGCAGAATATGGTAATAAAGCATAACATATAATCGTAGCATAATAAATAGTACAAATAGTACAAATAGTATAAATACAATGAGAAGAACTAGTAAATCTGTAGAATCATTATCTGATATTCTTCACAAGATCGAACAGCAACCACTTACGAGTCATACAAATATTACTATGCAAACATACCCTATTTCTGTAAAACGACAAGGGGTACTGTTTGAATTAATAGAAGTAAAACAAGACATTTTATCAATTCGCTATATCACAAATGATGAATATCCATCTCTATGGCTTACGAGTGACGGTAAGATAATTACTAAAAAAAATAATTGGTATGGTGAATTATTAGAAGTTTCCTATGTCCCAATACAACCTGTTAGACATAGTAGTATATGTATAATGACAGACCGAAAAACGGACGGCAGTCTGGTAATAATATTTGCGGACCGTGTCAATAATCTTACGAATATTCATTATGTATCTAATAAAAGTAAAACAAGTACCCTTTCCAATGTAGAAGGGTATATAGAATGTATACCGTCTTTAAGTGTAATTAAAAAAGTACATTGGGGCCTTAATGGAACACCTGAAGAAAAGATAAGGGAACATATTTCAGAATACTATACGATTACGGGGCGGGAAAAAGATCGTATCCTTATAAAAGTTATTATAAATGATATAAAAACTGCTATACCAGATTTTAAGGAAAAGTTAGAGCCTATATTATTGGATATGGGGGTACAAAAGAAACGATATACTGCTGGTATGTGTTTTTCAGGTATAACAAAAAGGGATGACACTATAAATAATACCACCATTTATGATAAGGTAGATGATCTTAAAAAACAACATCGTAATTTAAAAAGGGCATTCTGGCTATATATACAGTCATTGCCTACAAACGAATGTATTGAAAACGACATTATGCCATTGATTATATGATCTTGTGACAAGTAAAACGATATGTGTTTTTACAACAAAAATTAAGAACAAATACAATAAACAATAATAATATTATTTTTAACACACGAACATGTAGCCATATTAATTAACAAATACCATAGCTCCCATACCTGACATTACTCTGAAAATATTGTAATAAGTAGCATATGCCACCGACTGATATTCAATATTTGTATCCGTAGGCATATTCATGGTAAGATATAGTTGTATTTTGTTAATCATAGATGCATTAAATGTACCACTTGGTTGATTTTTTTCGGGATATAGGGAAAAACTGTATACTTGAACACCGTCCCGAGGACTATTGGTATGATATTGGTAAGGTTGCATTTGATTAAAATATTCATACGACTTTTCCTCAAAACGATCAAGACCATTCCACATGACTTTCGCAGTTTTCAAGATAATTTGTGTTGTCTGGGAGGCATCATAAGGCATATTAAATGTAAAATTGGTCCATTCATTGTAATCATTAACATCATTTCTACGCAAGATCCATATGATCTCCTTTATAGGATTTTGTATAATAAGATCCATTACACCTACCGTTGTAAAACCGGATGTTTCCATGCGATATACGCGTTCTACAAGATAATCGGTTGAAGTTGCCGCCACCTGACGGCGTTCGTCGTCATCTAAAAATATATAATTACAGTCAAGATATCCGTCAATATCAATAAGAGCATTGGGTCCGCCACCACCCGGAACTAAGAATCGCCCAATAGATACATCCGCATTAGGATACAAAGCTCTATATTTAGATGGACTATAGTATATACCACTCTCTGTATCATAAACCTGATATAGATCTTCTATGCCTCTAAACTCAAGTGAAATTTCAACATTCTGATATTGCAATGCTACGAGAGGCAGTGCCAAACCCGGATTTTTTGTAAACCAAAAATTTAACGGCATAAAGAATCGCTTCGACGGTATGGACGGTGTAGCTACACCATTCACGACTGTATATGCCGGATAGTATTGATAATCTAACCAATTATTTTCAATTACGATACGATTATTAAGAGCAGTAGGATTTGTAAATTCATAAGTATTTCCGGTCATTTTATCATAAGCAGTACGCTTACTCGTCGTAAGAGTTAATTCATTCCATATATCAAGCCACTCACCGTATTGAATATCTATAAGATTTGTATCAACTCTCACAGAAGCAGAATATATCATATAATTGGCAACCTTATCAATCCATTTGAAGCGAAGATTTCCATCAGAATATATGGCAGGCAATTGAAATGCGAAAAATACATCGTACAACAGATCTGCTATACGACCAATTCTACAAGTTGCAATTGTATGAGATGACTTGTCAAGGACGGGTTTAGTTAGAAATGTTTGATGTACAGACTCCATAGCAAAATTGGTATGCTTACGATATACGAATTGGAAATAGCTTAATTTAGCAGAACCCGTAAGATATATATCTTGTTGCCCTCTGGCAACAAGTTGCATTAGTCCTCCAGGCATTGTGTTGTTTGGTTACTACTCTAATGAGATATTAGACATTTTCGGCTTATATCAACCTTAAAATAAAAAAATGAATAATCTCAGCTGTTAAATTATTAATACTTGATAATATGAAGAATAATACAGACTGTATTGCGGTGATAAGAACATTCTACTCTCCGGTAGATAATAACAAAGATGATGAGCTTGTATATACAAAAGAGTTTATCTTCCGCGACTGTATTAATTGTAGAAGATACTGTATTGATTTTGATGTGAATAAAAAAAGATCGTATATTTCTAATATAACGGAACACGAAACTGGTTTCTTTGATAGAATTTCAGAGGCGTCTTCGGGTAAAACACTATTTAATACCTATGTATCCGAAGGTATTGATCCTGTACCAGTGAAGAGCATCCAATACAATCAAAAATATGAATATTTACACGAATTCTTTGTAATCTATAACGGTGTATATGATGAATATTCTCTTATAAAATCATCACAGGGAGACGGAGTTAGTATTAATTATAATAGTAATTATATGGTAATTAAAAATTACGACGAGGATGACGAGGATGACGAGGATGACGAATATGACGACAATTATGATAAATACAAGTAAAAAAATAAATATCAAAATAAAAATAATAGTTATTTTTGTTCTCTTTTTAGAGTTGCTATTTTTTCAATACATGCCTTTACATCGTCATACAAGCATGGAATATCAGGATACATACTTTGTAGGAAGGATGAATCCAATTGATTATTAGATCTTTTACTTTTAAGTATAGCATCTTGCTCGTCAATTGTAAAATTTTTCCAAGTTTTTGTTGGATCAACAATATCCCTATAGAGCGAAAGTATTTCGTTATGTTCCATAATGCCTGGGTTCGCGAGATTAATTGTTCCCGTCGTTCCCTTTTCTATCATATCAAGAAGCACTGGCAACAATGTGGGCAGAACAGTCATCGTATTCGGTATACTACAAATCTTTTCATATTCCACAATCTTTGTAATAAAATTACGCGGCGCCATATCATCCGTAATAGGCATACGGATCCTTACATTCAGCGTGTTGCTTTTTACAAGTTTCATAAGACGATCTGTAAAGCCCTTGACAACGGAATAAGATGAACCGAAGAAATCAGGCTTAGCGTCTTCTGTATATTTGTTCTCTTCTGGATTACTGCTAAAGATACAGCCCGTTCCCAGATAGGTAAAATGAATCCCGCGTTCCTTACATAGCATAGCAAGTGAGATAGGGGCATATAGATTGTCTTTTACATTTTCTACCAGTTTTCCAGGCTGTTCAAGATAATCAATTGTATTGATACCCTCACCATGCGTACGACCAATAAAGGAAATGACGCGATCGGGTTTGACAGAATCTAATAGCTTTTCCACAGCTTCCGTGTCATCTGCTCTCACATCGGGACATAGGATCTCGTGTTGATTTGTTTGTAATAGCGGTAGGAAGTATGATGCTATCCATCCGCGTGATCCAAAAAATAGAATTTTCATTTTTAGATTATATATAAATATATATGTAATAATTGCTTATTATACTTTTATTTTTACTTTTACTTAAGTTGATGTAAGTTGTCTCTTAGTACCATTTGTAGATGAAAGATCGTATAGATAACTTAGTAAAGATGTCCCCGACGGAGGTGTAGCATAATTTTTACTAAATCCAGCTTGATACATTGAAACGATATTTCGTGTATTTAATACATAGTTAAAATAGGATAAATCTGCCATCATCATCTTTTGAACTTGTGTGTTTGAAGCTACTTTTGTTGTATTAGCAGTTCCATCTTTTGTCCAATTTAACTGGGGAAATACATATAGGTTTCCATTGTTTGGTTTTAATATAGATGGAGTTACGTCCGTTTGATCTAATTTACTATCTACATATTGGTCTAATTCAAGAACACCATTTATGTATATATGTACACGTGTCTTATTTCGTATTGGAAGAGAATCAGTTGGATAGGTATCCTGAATAACGACCGTTACCATAAACCATTTCTTATTAAAATTCGGTCTGCTCTTAAAGCCTCTAACCGACACCTTGTATGAGTTTGCTTCATCCCAATCTTTGTTTCCCACATCACAGCGATTTTTTGATCCTTCATGAACAATATCAGGAGAGGCTTGTGTATTAAATTCTACGGTAAGTGAATCGCCTTTATTTTCCAATTTTATAAGGGGACATTTTACATAAACATCGTGTTTATCACTATTACAAATATTTTTATATTTTACAACCTTATCCGTACCACGCAAGAGCAAAACAACATCCTGTGTACTCAGTCCTGTATCCGGTGTTGTCGTAGTATCCGTATCTGTATAGAACCCTGGATCTTGATAGATCCAGAAATTATATGAAAATTCAATGCCACCAGACTGGTTCACAGAAGGTCGCAGATCCATATAAAGGCCTCCATTGTCTATTGTTGTACTATACGTTTCTTTATTTGAAATTGCCATATCTTTTACGCCCTTGAATATATCCAGGCGATTCTGTAGTTTGTTATTTTGCCTGAGCGAATTAAGAGCTTCGCGATTAAATACATAGTATGCCAATATGAATAAGATAAGCACAACAGCAATAGCCGCTAATATCTGTAAGGTTGTACCAAGAATAGCCATTCAATATATCTATATTAACATAAAGAAAACATTACTTTATCTTAATAATAAATATATATATATATGCGTATTACAACCGTTATTAATATAAAAGGAAACCGTATTCCGTCCAGTATATCAAGTAGTTCATTATATACTCTTTCTTCTCAAAATACGATGATGGGATTTCATAAACGAGTAAGGCAAAATAATTTAGATATAGATACTTCGTGTACAAAAACAAATTTACTGCTTTTTGTTTACCAACAGGACGCGATAGATGTTGTAAAGACGATGGAAAACACACAAGGAAAATTATTACGATTTACAAGAGATATTGATTTTATTAATCACAAGAGTGCTATACTCGACAATATAAACGATATAGATGTATCCAAATATAAAATAAATAATAGCAAAGTATCTATGAATATTGAAGCAATTCCGTATAACTATTTAGAAAAATTATGTAATATTCACTATTTTGATATGCTTATTGTTTATAATAAGACGATAACTGAAATAGCAAATGATAGATATGAATTAGATCTCGAATGTTATGAATTTAATACAGTGGAATTACCAAATAGAATGATTCAAGAAAATATGTTAAGAGATTTATTGTATTAACCAAAAATTTCAGGTTTTCGATATACGGGATTACGAACACCGTATTGATTTGTCATACTTCCAATTCCAATCGTATTGGCAAACTTTCCGGCGGCGGTAAGATAGATTGGACCCTGCGTGTATATATTGTACATATCCTGCACATTAAGATCATAATTAAAGAATTGTACGAGGGAAACAAGACCAGAGAATCCTACTCCTGTTGAACTTTCGCTTGATCCACCTACATACACATTGCCCTTTCGGTCAAGCGACATATTTGTTAGCTTTGGTGTTACTTCAAATGTTTGAATTGTGGCATCCGTGCTCGAGACAGGTAGAGTTCCAGTTACAGTTACTTTTTTGTTTGTCGTACTTGTTTTTACAAGCTCGCCGTCTACATAAGATGCTATGCTTCCTCCATTTACATTTTCATTTACAACAACACCTATATGTACCCACCTTTGAATAGGTACATAATCCACTGTTATACCTCGCATAGCAGAAGCATATTGTAGTTTTACAAAATTGGTTTCATTGGCAAGTTCTGTCTTATCTGTTTCTTGTACTGACTTGCTGTCTATTGTATCAAACGCTATGTATAGTTTATTAATAGAAGGATCCATGAATACTGTGGGTGATCCAGACATAGCATCTTTCTCGTCGCCACGGTGGAGGACATGCTTCATAATACCAGAGTTTTTGTCAAGATTATGGATGTACATCCAGAATGAAAATGAGAATCGTTTTCCGTTCAATGCATCAGGAATATCTGTACCATTTCCCCTTGTTACAACGGAACCGAGAACAGGATTCTCTGTTTCCGGAACAATAAACGATTTACGATCAATCGATTTTGTCTGAACAATACGATATATAATCCATCCTACCGTAAAACCTACAACAACGGTTATAATCAGACCAAGAACAACCATTATTTTTTTACTTTTTAAAAAACCCATCACACCTGATGATACTGTAGAACCTGTGGATGATTCATACATAGATGGTGATAAATCAGACCTTTGTTCTGCGTTCATGTGTTATTATCTGTATCTACGGAAGAAAATTTCTTATTCTTCTTATTTTTCATGATTTTCTTTAGTGCATAGAAATAATTGCCAACATGTTTCCATGGAAAATTATCATGATAAGACTGTTTTTCCATTTTTTTATGAAGTGACATTTGACTTAATGCCTTTGTAAAATCGGCTAAAGAAGTGTCATTTCCATTTTTCTTTTTCTTTAAATTTTTAAGGAGAAAACAAGGAGCCCTACATAGATGCTCTGTGTATATAGAATTACCTATTTCATCCGTATTTGTATATGTATGTACAGATGTATTGATCATCGTATCCCATTCTGTCATGCATTTTAAAATTTCAGAATATATTTTCCCCTTCTGCGCTTTTGTACCTTTACGCATATCTATTTCTGCTGGAAGATTTTCATGAAACCGTAATGGATTCATCCATAGATCTTCTTCAAATAACATATGCGCTATTTCAATACTTGGATCGTTATATAGAGTATCAATATCAGGCATCCGGTCTATGATATATGTTTCGTCGGTAGTAGTAGTACGGTTTTTCTTTAGTAATTCATATTCAAGTGAATTTAAAGCATGTAACATATTCCCATTTACACTTTCGGAAATGGCAAGAAGAATTTCTGCGGATATGGATATATTACACCTTTTCGTATGAGCAAGTAGCATTAACATCACATCCGTATCAGATGGCTTTTTTAAATATATGGATTTACAATATCGTTTTAAATCGCCCAGCTTTTTCTCCACATTTGTATTACATGCTATGATGATTGGAATATATGGTAATGCTTTGTTATTTGTAGCATTTATAAGATTATACAATACAGAGGGCATATTGCGATCATTGTTTATAAGTATTTCAAATTCATCTATAAAGATGATCTTTTTTCTGATCTGTTGTAATAATACATCTTCCAAATTTGTAGAAGACATCTTTACAATAAGATCATCCATCTCTTTTGTAGAATGACACGTAGAACTGTCTATCTTTTTGATAGTAATACCAATTTTTTGGCATATTGTTTCTACACCATATGTTTTTCCAACTCCTGGAGAACCAATGATTAATAAACATGCTGAATTGTTTAGCTCTTTTTTAGGATTATCTATACTGTCGTGTAGCCATTTATAAATCTCCTCAAAATAAAAAGTATTCCCAAATAGATTAACATCATCTGTTATCATTTTCTTCATTGTAAATTATATTATATTTTTATTCTTAATTCTCAATTCTCAATTCTCAATTCTCAATTTTACAAATATCCGTTCATATATTTAAGGCTCGTACATAACAAAATCAAGCCAAGTGGCAATAATGTACATAATTATACCTGCCAGAGGGACAATAAACCCAAAAGCGAACATATTTGTATTTTCATCATTGTCCATACCCCATCTTTTAAGACGACCGTCGTGTGTAAACATAATAGCAGGTCTTATCAATAATAGGATGATAATAAAAGTTATATATAGCAAAAGTGCCACATGTAGTCTTGTTAAGTTTAGGGATATCATTATTTAATTCACTACATGTGTCCTAGAAAAATATTCACTCGTGATGTGTAGAGTAATCGTATCCACCGTTTCGTTGTATCATACATAAAAATAAAATGGATAAAATGGATATATTATATACCGTTTCTTTGCTATTTGTCATGATAGCATTAATTGTAATTATATTTAGGATGGATTCGCGATATAATAAGCGTAAAATGATTGTTGTATTGGATAAGAGACAACGTCATCCTTACCGTTATATG